CTTCAGAGGCAATACGTGGCAGACGATTGCTCATGTATACATCTACACCGAAGAAGTTACGAATAAACTTCATACCTTTAGCAAAACCTGTCTCTACAATACCTTCAAAGTGAGGGTTGTTAGATACGTTAGCCAAGTTAGTCAGTCGATTCAATGACATCTCTGAGATAGGGTCTACGATAGCTATGATACCTAGGTCAGGTGCCTTAGCTTTAAGGAATGCTGTCTTAGCATAAGCAAAGTCAGAAATACCTAGAGTACCACCAGTACCAGAGGCTACCCAGCGATGGGCAAAGCCATTGATGGCATTAGGATCTCCCTGTGTCTGACCTACTTCACCAGTCATCAGAAGATCTGTCTCATATACTTCCTTCAGACCATGTAGCATCTTACCGGGTACTGCACTATCGAGCTGTTGGATGTAGTAGCCGTCTTCACGGTTCTCATCAGTGATAGAGAAGCCAGAACCCTTGTGCTCACTGATCTCTAGTTCGATACGACCAGTATCAATAGAGTCAACGGGAGTTTCCTGATCTTCCATAACGTCCTTAATTACAATCTCACCAAAGGTGGGGATTAGTAACTTAGCACCATCCGGGAAGTCAGAGACATCGCGGGCCAACCCTTCAGGCAAGAAGCCCTCAGTTAGTTCATCGAGAATCACACTAGAGTACACCTCTTGACGGTGTAGTGCTTGTGTGTTTGCTGTGGTATTTCCAGCCATATTATATATTTCCTAGTTTAGGTTTCATTAGATAGGGCGGCATATCGCCGGTCCATATTAGCTATTCGCTCTTTGTTGCTCATACGCATGTAGGACTTCTGCTTCACTGGGGCATAAGCTGCTCCCTGACCTGCGTCACCATTGACAGTATTACCTGTATCTGGAGAGCCACTAGGAGATCCTGTTGGTATGTAGAGGGCCTTGAATACTGTAGGCTGGTTCCTCGCCATGTCCATAATCTCTTCTAATGGCATACGATGCTTCTCTCCCAGTGCATCTATCTTGGTTCCCCAAGCATCACCATGCGCTGTTTGAGCTAGAGCGATACAAGCATTGAGGTTAGCCTCTTGTTGATTGGCTACCTGTTCTGCTTTAAGTACTCCTACCGCTGTCTCTGCTGCTGCGTTAACAAGATCCTCTCTACTAATCTCCTGTGTAGGAGATGGTTCAATTGGTGGGGCAACGGGAGCTGCTTGCGCTGCTTCTGTTACTAGCTTATCTAATGCATCGGCTTGATTACGGCCTTTCTCTAATGCTTCAATACGATCAAGTAACGCTAGGTTAGCTGATACGTTCTTTGCATTTTCCTGCTCTAGGGTTTGGATATGCGTGTCTGCATGTTCAATCTTCTTAGCAGCAGCCTCTGGTTTATAGACCTTACCATTGACTACAATGGAACCGTCCTCTACTTGAGTTACTTGAGGCTGTACAGCAGGGGTCTCTGCTGGGTTAAATGAAGCAGCAGGGGTCTCTGCTACCGCTTGTTCAAATCCTGACATAGTATTATCCTAATGGTTGTGGTGGGCCTACGCCCTCGGGGTCATCGAGTTGTTGCTGTGCTATAGAGGTCTTATCTATCTCTGCTGCACCGGCCTGTTGGTATTGGGCCACTTCAACCTGTTCTACTATCCTACCAAACTCCTCATATATTCCGTCCTTCTGTCCGAAGCCACCGAGTAATGAGTTAAAGGCTTGTGCTATCTTCTTAGGTGGGAAGTGAACCCTTACCTCTGGATCAGCACTAGTTACATTCATGAAGTTACTGAGCTCTTGCACCATCCGGGCTTGTTGAGCATAGTGTTGTGCTCCCTTAGCTATAAGGGAACCTTTGTTCTGTATAAGGTCTGGAGTAATATCCTCAAAGATATCTCCCTCTTGTCTTGAGGTAAGTATCGCTAGGTTATTATCCAAGTGGGTCTTAGCTAGCTCTAGTTCAGCGTTAACTGATGGCTCTACTACTTCCCTCTCAAACTTCTTTATTCTGTTTTGGAATATACGAGCTGCACCATTGATGCGTTCACTGACCTCGAACTTAGTCTGCTCTCCGGGAGTCTTGAACCCAAAGGCTTCAGGGGGTACACCAGCGTACTCTTCCATCTGTCTCTCAAGGGTACCAATCTGGAAGTCTGCTTGGAGGATAGTTGTATCAGGAGCAATGTTATTAACAGTCCCCCCATCATGAGCATAGTAGTATGTAGATCCATCTGCATTCTTCTTCTCATCCTCTAAGTTATTAAACAATCTATCTGGACTAACCATCTTATCAAAGGCATCAGCCTTTGTATTCTGTAGGTGGTTAATCATGTACTGCATACCAGTGAGGTTCTGTAGTGGTCCCATACCAAGGAGAGTATTAGGTCTCTCTCTCCATGTACTGTGATAGATGTGTGGCTTACCATCCCATGTCTCGATAGGTTCATCCATCAGTACCCATGTACGATCAATGATTACTATCTTACGATTGAGCATTAACTTCTTATTTTCTACATCATAAATACTACCGTAGAAGGTGAGGAACTCTACCATGTCACCAGTACCAAAGTATGTACCATTAGTGCCAAAGCCAGAGAACTCTTCATTCATCCAGTCTTCACCTAGTGTAGTATTATAGTTAGAAGCGTTGTGTCTGAACTCTTCTGCCTTAATTAAGACTTCCCTATACTCTTCACTTAGTGTCTCATCAGTGATATCCTTTACTATATCACCTCTGGTCTTGACTGACTGTACTACTTTCCAACTGTCGTGGAAGGAGCTAGCCTTAGTATTGAATGCTACCTTACGTGGGTCTAATCTACGTACGTTAGGCCCTATGTAGGACTTACGTAGTATACCATTATCCTCTTGAGCTGTCTCTGACTTCCATAGTACCTCAAGGAAACAGTTAGACTCATCTACCCAGTCACGTAGGAGGAGAGCCATCTCTTTCTCATACCCTGCTAAGGAATGACGTGAGTGTATATAGGTCTCTATTAGTCTACGTGTCTTCTCATGGTTAGCTGTCTGATCACCGGGGGTGAACTGTAACCAACTAGAGTGAGGGAAGAGAGCATCGAAGTAGTGAGCCTCTAGTGTATCAGCTATCTGAGTAATCTTAGGTAGGTGAGTACTATGGCTTAGTGGATTAGCACTGTTGCTAGTAGTACGTGTATCAGTAGCGTACCTAAAGTTGATTACTTCCTGTACTTCCTCTCTCCACTTCTGTCTCTCTGCACTACGGTAGAAGTCTACCCATTGCTTACAAACATAGTTAGCTAACCAGTCACCCTTATCCCTAACCTCTAGGGAGACAGCATCTAGTACGTCACCTGTGCCTTCACTCATTAACGTCTCCCGCCAAAGCGGGTGTTAGCCGCAATTACATTACTTGCATCATTACCAACAGCCCAGTGGCTCCTGTATGGTTGCTTTAGTTTCTCTATAGCCATTGTTACTACATCAAGTAGATCATCAGAAGCAGGTCGTTCCTGTACTAACTGATTCTCTAGCTCTGTAGTCCAACCACCTTTATCATGATAGACTATACCCTGCTCATAGCGAGGGATAGTAATAGAAGCATGACGTTCATTCTTACTGACACCACGAGGAGCTGGCTTACCCTCTACTATGAGAGAGTAACCATCTCTTCTACACTGCTCCTTCATACCTTCAGCTATAACCCTACCAGCGTTCTCTAACTCTATATCTATTCTCTTAAAGCCCCATCTCTTCCATAGTTGGATTACTTTATCATAGTATACTGTACGCTTGTCGGTTTGAAACTGTTCAAGTTGGAGTACATAGTAAAACCCTTCGGTGTCGATACCAACAACCGCAAGGGCAGTGTAATCATTCTTCTTCGCATTCCTAGAAGCTGCATCGGTAGTAGCGGCATCCATGAAGCATCCAAGGGTGAGCTTCTTACCACTGTATTCCCATCCTCCCTCTTTTGGAACAAGGTACTTTGGATTGTAGTAGTTAAAACTATCATAACGTAGACGATGACTGCTAGGATCGTTTGCTTCCATGTAGTACTGTGCATAGAACTGAGCACTCTCTCCATTAGATATATACTCTGCTTTCTTCTTACTGATAGATCGTATGTCCCAACCAAACCATTCCTTTAGTCCAGGATTCCATACTCTAGGCCAGAGGTAGTTACCTGTACCATCACCATGATCCTCTACCTTATGTTCGATCACATACCAGAGTCTCTTCTCTCCTATGTACTCACCATCGTCTGTATAGTCCATATAAACACTATCCTTCCATATAGCATACTGGTCCTTGGGATGGTATACTGTACCCACTGCGGTCATGAGAGCATTACTCTTGGCTAGGGACACAGCTTCGGAGGCTCCCTTCCTAACCTCACCTCTACCTAGTTCAGTATATGCGTTGTTAGGGACTACCAAGTCATCATAGATAATCTCATCAGGGTGCCGTCCAGTCTTATCAGCTTTGACGGTCTTAACCGCTATCGTCTCATCTCGGATGTTCCTCTGCACCCGCAGTGGGTGATCGGTGTTCAGGGCTAACCCTGTCCATTTGTTTCTCCTTCCCATCTCAGGGACGAAGTGATCAGGCCAGAGTGCTCTGAACTCTTTGGACTGAAAGATGTTCTGTATGAATGACATCTGTAGCTTACCAAGATCCTCGTTAGCTGAGATGTACAAGATAGTATATGCTGGATTACGTGCTACTCTCCAACAACTATATACTGCTACCATTACGCTCTTGAGATGATCACGAGGGATCAAGGCTAGGACATTAGGGTGATCCTGTATCCTATCCTTGCTCCCTATCAGCTCAAAGACTTCCTTGTGTATATCTCCAAAAGAGAAATGAGGAAGACAG